TGCAAACGGAGCAAAAGTTTTTGGATCATATCTAGCAACTGCAATTGCAACTACTGTAGAAGTTGGTCCTACATTACCAAACGGAACACAAGCAACAGAACAACAATTTAATTCTATAACAGTGCCTTTAGTATCTAATGCTGGAAGTACAGCAACAGGAGGCGGTTTTCAGTGTACAATTGGACCCGTTAATGATAGAGCTTAATTATGGCTGGATATACTTACGCAAATTTAACAACAGATATTAGAAATTATACAGAGGTAGATGCTAACGTATTTACTGCTGCTGTTATAAATAGATTTTTAGAAAACGCAGAACATAGAATTAATTTAGATTGTCCTATGGATTCAGACAGAGTTAGAGCAGAAGCACAATTTGCTGCAGACTTTAATAGTATTACAGTTCCAACAAAAGCTTTATTTATAAGAGGTGTTCAAGTATTTGATTCAACAACAGCTACTACAGGTGAAGGAGTATGGTTAGAAAGACGTGATCAAACTTTTATATCTGAATATGTAGGAGAATTAACAGGCACTGAAGGCGGTACTGCAGCTCAAGATACAACAGGACTTCCTAAATATTATTCTATGTATGGGGGTGCCACAACTGGTACAAATACAGCCACGTCTGGTGCTATATATGTTGCTCCTACGCCGGATAAAAATTATAAATATATTATTCATTATAACGCTGTGCCAACCGGTTTAGAAACTAATACAGCTGGAACATATATAAGTAATTACTTTCCACAGGGTTTATTATATGCATGTTTAGCAGAAGCATTTTTGTTTTTAAAAGGTCCAACAGACTTGTTGACACTATATGAAAATAAGTATAAAACTGAACTACAAAAGTTTGCAGCGATGCAACTTGGAAGAAGAAGACGAGACGATTACACGGATGGTACAATAAGAATTCCAATCGAGTCAGCGCCTCAGTAATTAGGAGAAAAATATTATGTCAATATCATCAGCGATTTGTAACAGCTTTAAACAAGAAATTTTAGTTGGTACACACAATTTTACAGCATCGTCAGGAAACAGTTTTAAACTAGCTTTATATACAAGTTCAGCATCTTTAGGTGCAGGCACTACAGCTTACAGTACGTCAAACGAAATATCTAACACATCTGGATCAGCTTATACAGCTGGTGGAAAAGTAATTACAAGTGTTACTCCAGCTTTAGATGGATCAACAGCATGTTGTGATTTTGCAGATGTTAGTTTTACTTCTGCTTCTTTTACAGCTAACGGTTGTTTAATTTATAACGATACACAATCAGATAAAGCGTGTGCAGTAGTTGCTTTTGGTGGTGACAAAACTGTATCAAGCGGAACTTTTACAATTCAATTTCCAGCAGCAGACGCATCTAACGCGATTATTCGAATAGCGTAGAGGTAACGACGGATGTCCGTTACTAGAACTTTTACAGTAACGGTAGTTAGTACCGGTTCAGGAAATAAATATTTTATTGATGGAGTACAACAAGCTACTTTGCTTTTAGGTGAAGGTGGTACATATAAATTTGATCAATCAGATAGTTCAAATGGTAGTCACCCTTTAAGATTTTCAACAACTAGTGACGGAACACATAGCGGAGGTGACGAGTACACTACCGGTGTAACCACTAATGGTACACCTGGTCAAGCAGGATCATACACTCAAATTGTAGTAGCTGAAAGTGCACCAACTCTTTATTACTATTGCACAAATCACTCAGGGATGGGTGGACAAGCTAACACTGTTGACGGAAACTCATGGGGACTTATGTCATGGGGTGCAAACGAATATGGAAGTCAAGATTCTATTGATGTTACATTAACAGGTGTATCCTCTACTTCTAGTGTAGGTGTTGTAGATGCTTTTAATACAGAAGGTTGGGGCAGACAAGAGTGGGGTAACTCTGCTTGGGGTGTAGATTACGCAGTACAACTTTCAGGTCAATCAGCAATTTCTGCAAATGGTAGTTTAACAACTTTTGATACACAAACAGTTACACTAACAGGAGTTAGTTCAACATCTTCTGTAGGTTCCATAGTTTCAGGTGTGTTATCTATTGCAGAATTAACAGGTGTACAAGCTACATCTGAAGTAGGTGATTTTGATAATGCAGGAACGTTAGTTGGTTGGGGTAGAAATGGTTGGGGTGAAGAACCTTATGGAGATTCATTTAATAAATTAGTTCAACCAGCAGGTTTAAGTTTAACATCTAGTGTTGGTTCTTTAACTTTAGATTTACAATCTGTAACATCTTTAACGGGAATAGGTGCTACTTCTAGTGTTGGTTCTTTAAGTTTTGTTATAGATTCTACACAAGCCATAACAGGATTAAGTGCTACATCTAGTGTAGGAACAATTTCAACTTCAGACTCTATTGGATTAACTGGTCTTAGTGCAACAGCCTCAGTTGGAGGAATAATTCTTGATGCATTAACCGTTGAACTAGGAGGTCAACAAGCAACTTCATCTGTAGGATTTGTATCAGAACAAATTATTCAAACTTTAACAGGAGTATCTGCTACATCTTCTGTAGGATCAATTATTCCTGAAATAAGTGTTCCTTTAACAGGTCTTGGTGCTACATCTGCAGTTGGTACAATATCTCCTGCATCTATGACTTTAGGATTAACAGGACAACTTGCAACATCTAGTGTTGGTACAGGAGTAGCTTTTCCAGGTACCTATGAAAAACTTGATCCTAAAACAAGTACAGGATATACAACTAAGACACCAAAGAATACAACAGGGTACACAATTAAAACCCCTGCATAATTATGTTTGACTTAGAACTAAATAACCAATATAAATAGGAACAATTAGGAGATTAAATAATGGCATCAACATACACACCTTTAGGCGTTGAATTAATGGCAACCGGCGAAAACGCTGGTACTTGGGGAACAAAAACTAACACTAATTTAAATATTGTAGAACAAATTTCTGGTGGGTATATCGCAAAAAGCATTGCGGGTGGTGCACAAACTACAGCTCTTTCAGTTTCTGATGGATCAACTGGTGCAGAATTAGCACACAGAATGATTGAGTTTACTGGTTCAATTACAGGAAATCAAATTGTTACAATTCCGTTAGATGTTCAAAACTTTTATTTTTTAAGAAATTCAACATCAGGTGCCTACACAGTACAATTTAAATATGCTTCTGGTTCAGGAGATACATTTACTTTTTCAGCAACAGATAAAGGTGATCAAATTATTTTTGCAACAGCAAATGATGGAACTAATCCTGATATAGATACTATGGCTTTTGGTTCGGGTGATGGAGATGTAACTCTCACTGGAACACAAACTTTAACAAACAAAACTTTAACTAGTCCTGCAATAGGAACAAAAATTTCAGATACTAATGGAAACGAATTAATTAATCTTACTGCAACAGGTTCAGCAGTTAATGAATTTACATTAGCAAATGCTGCAACAGGTAATGGTCCAATTCTATCAGCCACAGGTGAAACTAATGTTGATATAAATTTAAACCCTAAAGGAACAGGAACTCTTAAATCAGGAACAGCTGCAGTTAAAATTGCAGGAAAAGAAAGTATTTGGATTCCAGCAGTTGCGATGTATCCAACAACTGCAAATGGTGCAGAAGCTGCACAAACAGAATTAACAGCTGGACAACCTGAACTTAAATCTTTAGATTTTGATAAAGATAGTGATCAGTTTGCTCAATTTGCAATAGCATTTCCTAAATCATGGACTGAAGGCACAGTAACTTTTCAACCTTTTTTTACAGCAAATACAACAAACACGGGTTCAGCTAAATTTCTTGTAGCGGGTGTTGCAGTAGCTAATGATGGTCCTATCGATGCAGCGTTTGGAACAGCACAAGGAACAGCAATAGGATTTAGTGGAACAGCTAATGATTTAATGGTTGGAAATGAATCAGCTGCAATTACAATTGCAGGTTCACCTGCGGCAGGTGAACAAGTATTTTTTAATATCTTTAGAGATGTTTCAGCAGATAATTTAACAGCAGATGCAAAACTATTAGGTATAAAATTATTCTTTACTACTGATGCTGCTAACGACGCATAAGGAATTTAGATATGAGAGACAAATTAAATCAATCTCTTACTGTTGAAGGCAAGAGTTCAAATAAAAAAAAATCAACCCGAGGTAAATCTTTTGGTTATCAAGTCTTAGGATTTGGTTCTGGAGGAGAAACTATTGAAAGAATAATGTCTTACTTAGTTATCGCTGGAGGAGGCGGCGGTGGCGCTAATAATAACGTTGGTGGTCAAAGAGGAGGCCAAGGAGGCGGCGGAGCTGGAGGCTACAGAACTTCTTTTGGTTCAGATCCTTCTGGTGCAGGAAATTCTACTGAAAGCACGCTTTTACTTTCTGCGGGAACAACATATACAGTTACTGTAGGTGGAGGTGGTGGATCTGTTGCTCAAGGAAGTACTTCTTCTTTTACAGGAACAGACATTACAGACATAACCACTGTTGGTGGAGGACATGGAGCAAATTATACTGGAAGTAATGGTGGAGCTGGAGGATCTGGAGGTGGTGGTTCTACATCACAATCAGGAAATCACTCTGGTGGATCAGGTACTGCTAATCAAGGAACTAATGGTTCTAGTGGAACACACGGCGGTCCTCATTACACAGGTGGCGGTGGCGGTGGTGCTAATGCAGGGGGAACCCCTTCAAGCGGTAGCGCAGCTGGAACTGGAGGAGCTGGAGGTACAGCAACAATTACAGGGTCATCAGTCGTTAGAGCAGGTGGCGGCGGTGGCGGCGGTTTCGCTGGTGGAGGTAGCCCAGGTGGAACAGGAGGCGGTGGAGCTGGACAACCAGGGCCATCTACTGGAGGAAGTGGTTCTGCAAATACTGGATCAGGTGGCGGAGGATCAGGAGGATCTTACGGTGGTGGAGCCGGAGGAGGTTCAGGTGGAAATGGAACAGTAATTTTAAGAATTGCTACAGCTGCATATAGTGGATCTACTTCAGGTTCACCTACAGTCACAACAAGCGGAGATGCTACTATTTTAACATTTACTGGAAATGGGAGTTACACAGGATAATGTCTTATTTTGCAAAATTAAATGATAGCAATATTGTTACAACAGTAGTACATGTTAGTAATTCTGTAATTACAGATTCTGAAAATAATGAACAAGAAAGTTTAGGTCAAACTTTTTTACAAAATTTATATAATGAACCTTCTGCTGTTTGGAAAAAAGGTTCTTATAATACAAGAGCAGGTAGTTATAGAAACCCCGATAACACTATTGCAACTGATCAAACTAAAAAATTTAGAATAAACTACCCGTCAATTGGAATGAAATATGATTCTACTTTAGACGGTTTTATAGAGGCTGGATGTATATATGATTCATGGAATTTAAATACCACCACTGGTTATTATGAAGCTCCTTCTCCAATACCAGAAACTTATACTGATGGTAGTGAAATTCCTGATTCTTATGTTTGGGATGAAAGCACTATTTCTTGGGTAAAATTATAGACAAATATTTATTTTTGTTATACAAAGAAAGAAAGAAAGAAAGTTAATGAAAAAAATTTTTAATACAAAAAATAATTTTTTAAATAAAAAAGATTTTACAGAAATTAAAAATGTAATTATAAATAATGATTATTTTCCTTGGTTTTTTTATAACTTTGTAAATTTTAAAAACGATAAATATTTTCAATTCGTACACGTATTTTTTGCAGACTTTAAAAACAATAGTAATTTTTCTGATTTAATGAGACCTATTTATAAAAATTTAAATGCAAAAGCTATCCTTAGATCAAAAGTAAATTTAACAACTAAAACTGATAAAATTATAGAGCATGGTTATCATACTGATCAAAATGTAAATAACAAACCTTTAAATTGTAAAAATGCTTTAATATATCTAAATGACAATGATGGCTATACAATTTTTAAAGATAATAAAGAAAAAGTTTATTCCAAATCAAATAAATTATTAATATTTAATAATAAATATTTACACAGTGGAACAAGTTGCACAAACCAGAAAGCTAGATTTGTTATAAACATAAATTATGTCTAACGATATTACAATAGAAGCATTATTTCCTACTCCACTTATGAGAACTAATTTAGGAGAAAATTTTTCTAAAAAAGAAATTAAATTTATTAATGAGTGTCAAAAAAATTTAATAAATAATTCTGGAAATAAAACATCTTTAAATAATTATGTTTTAAATAATAAAGATTTAAAAAATTTAAAAAATAAATTTAATAATTGTATTAAAATATATTTTAATGAAATTATAAAACCTAAAAATAAAATAAAACCTTATATAACTCAATCTTGGATAAACTATACGGAAGAGAATCAATATCACCATACTCACGAACACCCTAATAGTTTTATATCAGGTGTGTTTTATATAGATGTTGATTCTAAAACAGACAGAATAAATTTTTACAGAAAAAACCAAAACCTTATAAAAATACACACTGAAGATTACAATATTTTTAATTCTGAATCTTGGTGGCTTTCAATAAAAACTGGAGACTTAGTTTTGTTTCCATCAAACCTTCAACACTCTGTAGAAATTAAAAAAAATAAAGGTATTAGAAAAAGTTTATCTTTTAATGTTTTTGTTAAAGGAGTTTTAGGAAAAAATAAAGAATTAAATGAACTAAAATTATGAAACTTTTAACTCTTTTTCCCCACAGTGTAGGTCAATTTAAACTAAACGTAGATAATAAAAAAATTTTAAAACACATTAAAAAATTAAAATATAAAAAAACTCATGTTAAATATACTGATTCATCATCTTTAATAAGTAAAGATTATTCTGTGTTAAATCAATTACCATTATTAAAAAAACAAATATTAAAGTCAGTGCAGGAATATTCTAACTCCCATAACTATTTTCATAAAAAATATAAAATTCAATGTTCTTGGTGTACTTTAACTAAAGAAAAATGTTTTGGTCAATTTCATTATCACGCTCATAGTTTTATCAGTGGTGTGTATTACCCTAAAAAAATTAAAGATTGCAGCATTGTTTTTCAAAATCCTTTCCAAAATCTTTTTTGGAATCAAGATGTAAAAGAACATAATTATATTAACTCAACTGAATTTACTCTTCCAATTGAAGATAACATGCTTTTACTTTTTCATCACTATATAAAACATAAAATAAATATTAATTTAAACTCTGAAGATAGATATTCAATAGCATTTAATGTAACACCTTATGGTAGCTTGGGATATGAAGATGTCCAAATTAAAATATCATGAAAAATAATTTAGATTACTATGTTTTTAAAAAAAAAATATTAAGTGATAAATTTTGTGATGAAACAATTAAACAATTAAATAAAAATAAAAATTGGAAAAAACATACTTTTTATAATAATAAAACAAAAAAGCATCGAAAATTTTCAGGTAAAAAAGAACTTGATATTTCATTTGAAGAAAATATAGATAATAAAAAAGAAATTATGAATAGTATCTGGTACGCAATTGAAGAGTACCTTTTAAAACATTTAAAGTTTAAATGGTTTAATTCATGGGTAGGTTATAGTAACATAAGATTTAATAAATATTCTACAAATACCAAAATGGCCGAACATTGTGACCATATTCACGATCTTTTTGAAGGACCTATAAAAGGTGTACCTATTTTAAGTATTGTAGGATTATTGAATGACAACTTTAAAGGAGGAGATTTTATTATGTTTCAAAATAAAAAAATTAAATTATCTAAAGGAGAGATTCTTATATTTCCCTCTAATTTTCTGTACCCACATCGTGTTGATTTAATTAAAAAAGGCACAAGACATTCTTACGTAAGTTGGGTTTGGTAACATGAAATTAAAAAATATAATAATAGTAGGTGGCGGTTCAGCGGGTTTTATGACTGCAGCAACACTTTTAAATCAATTACCTAATTCTAAAATCACTCTTATAGAATCTCCACATGTAAAAACAGTGGGAGTCGGAGAAAGCACAATAACAGGAATAAAACACTGGACTAAATTATTAGGTATTGATGACAAAGATTTTTTAAAAGCTACAGACGGTACATACAAATTAAGTATAAAGTTTACAGACTTTTATAAGAAAGGAGAGGCTTTTCATTATCCTTTTGGTGTACCAGATTTAAATGGGAGCATGGCTGGTTTAAATGATTGGTGGTTTAAAAAATTTTCAAACCCTTCTACAAAAAATTCTGATTATGCCGAAAGTTATTTTGCTTCGATGTCTTTAGTTAAAAATAACAAATTATTTTATAACAAAGAAAGAGTAATGCCTTTTAATTTTGATTATGATACTGCTTATCATTTTGATGCCAGCAAATTTGCAATTTGGCTAAGAGATAAGTATTGTAAAAAAAGAAAATTAAAACATATTAAGGAAGATATAAAAACAATAGAAACTGATAAAAATGGAATTAAATCTTTAAATAAAAAATATAAAGCAGATTTATTTATTGATTGTACTGGTTTTAAATCTTTACTTTTAGATAAAACTTTAAAAGAACCTTTTGAATCATATGAAGATTTACTTCCTAATAACTCTGCAGTTGCCGCCAGAATACCTTACACTAATAAAGAAAAACAATTAGTTCCTTATACTAACTGTACAGCAATAGAAAATGGTTGGGTTTGGAATATTCCTTTATGGTCTAGAATGGGAACTGGTTATGTTTATTCAGATAATTATATTTCTGATGATAAAGCTGTAGAACAATTTGAAAAACATTTAGGTCTTAAAAATTTAGAGTACAATAAAATAAAAATGAGGGTAGGTATTCATAAAAGACTGTGGGTAAAAAATGTAGTTGCTATTGGGTTATCAGCAGGTTTTATTGAACCTTTAGAAAGTAATGGACTTTATACTGTTCATACTTTTTTAATGAAATTTTTAAGAAATGTACAGAGAGAAAAAATATCACAATGGGATAAAGATAATTTTACATATCAGTGTAAATTTGAATTTAAAACTTTTGCAGAATTTGTAGCTATGCATTATGCTTTATCACATAGAGACGATACAAAATATTGGAAAGATTTATTAAATAAAAATTGGAGTTCAAAATTAAATTCTCTAGAAAACAATTCACATGTTTATGGAGTAACTGAATCTGTTTTTAGAAGACACCAAGATTATTATTTTGATAAAATCGGAGGACTACATTGCATAGCTGCTGGTATGAATTGGGGGCCGACTGATTTACCATCAGTATTATATCACAACCAACAGTCTTATGAAAAATTTAAAAAACAATGGAAAGATGCAAGTGAGAATTTAAGAAAAAGAAAAAAATATTGGGATATAGTTTGTAGAAAATTACCCAGCTATATTGATTTTTTACAACACGAAATCTATCAAAATAAAATTAAATAGAGCTTTTTAAAAAGTTATTGATAAATATTCTAACCTTGAAATATATAATAATGTAGATATAAAGCTATTATGCTACAAAAATTAGGATTTTTACCCGGATTCAACAAACAGGTTACATCCACAGGCGCTGAGTCACAGTGGACAGGCGGTGAAAATGTACGTTTTAGATATGGTACACCTGAAAAAATAGGTGGTTGGTCTCAATTAGGAGACAGTAAGTTAACCGGCGCAGCTAGAGGTTTGCATCACATGGTTAACAAAGCAGGTATTAAATACGCTATTGTTGGAACTAATAGAATTTTATATGCATACTCTGGAGAAGTTTTTTATGATATTCATCCTTTAGTTAATCCATCCGGTACAGCTATTACAAGTGCGTTTAGCACGACTAATGGATCACCAACTGTAACACTTACATTTGGAACTAATCATAGTTTTCAGGAAGGAGACATTATTTTATTTGGAGAAGCGTCTACCTTTAGTGCAATTACTAATTCTAATTTTACTGCAACAGATTTTGCTAATAAAAAATTTATGGTAACAAGCGTACCAAATACAACAACTATAACTATTACAATGCCTAGTAATGAAACAGGATCTGGTGCAACAACATCAGGTAGTATAACTTTTTTTCAATATTATCATGTAGGTCCAGCGGAACAAGTTGGGGTTTTTGGATGGGGTATATCTCAATATGGTGGAACATCAACAGGTCCACAAACAACAACTTTAAATGGATCACTATCTGCTAACTCAGCAGGAACCGGAGGAACTGGAACTAGTATTGTTTTAACATCTGTATTAAATTTTCCAACAGTAGGAACTAATTTTATACAAGTAGGCACAGAAGAAATTTCTTACACAGGAGTAAATACAACAACAAATACTTTAACTGGAATAACTAGAAATGTTAGAGGAACAACAAATGCTTCTCACAGCTCAGGAGATACCGTTACAGACTACAGTAATTTTTCTGGTTGGGGTCAATCATCAGCTGATACTGATACTGTTGCTGAACCTGGTATGTGGGCATTAGATAATTTAGGAAGTACACTTATTGCTTTAATTTTTAATGGAGAATGTTTTGAATGGAATGCTGATGCAACAAATGCTACAAATACACGAGCAACTATTATTGCAGGTGCACCAACAGCGTCACGTGATATGTTAGTATCTACTCCCGATCGTCACTTAGTATTTTTTGGAACAGAAACAACCATAGGTGATAAAGCTACACAAGACGATATGTTTATAAGATTTTCGTCTCAAGAAAACATTAATGATTACACACCTACAGCTGAGAATAGTGCTGGTACACAAAGACTGGCCGCTGGATCACGGATCATGGGAGTTGAACTTGGTAGAAATGCAATATACATTTGGACTGATACATCTTTGTTTACTATGAGATTTGTTGGAACTCCTTTTACATTTGCTTTTGAACAGGTTGGAACTAACTGTGGATTGATAGGAATGAATGCAGCTGTTGAAGTTGATGGCGCTGCATATTGGATGTCCGACAATGGATTTTTTAGGTACACAGGTAAACTAGAATCAATGGATTGTTTAGTTGAAGATTATGTTTACGACAGTTTAAATACAACATCTAATCAATTTGTTTATGCAGGTATTAATAATTTATTTGGAGAAGTTACTTGGTTTTATCCAGAAGATAATTCAAATGTAAATACACAATCAGTTACATATAGTTATTTAGATTCTACTGCTAAACGACCTATATGGTTTGTTAATGCAAGTAGTTTATTTATTAGAACTACGTGGCAAGATTCTTCTGTTTTTGGATTACCTCATGCAACACAATATGATGCAGGCACAGATAGTTCTTTTGATGTAGTTGGTAACACTGAAGGAATTTCATATTACTATGAACATGAAACAGGAGTAAACCAAGTTAGACTTGGAGTGACTACAGCTATACCAGCCAGTATTACTTCTGGTGATTATGATATTACACAAAAAGTTATTAGAGGAGCTGCAACTAACTTAGGTGATCTTAGAGGTGATGGAGAAAACATAATGAGAGTTAGTAGAATTATACCAGACTTTATAGCACAACAAGGAAACGCTATTGTACAATTAGATTTAAGAAATTATCCAAACGACACAGCTGCAAGCTCATCGTTAGGTCCTTTTACAGTATCTTCTACAACAGATAAAGTAGACACACGTGCTAGAGGTAGAGCTATAGCTCTTACTATATCTAATACAGCAGTAGATACCAGTTGGAAACTAGGAACTTTTAGGTTAGATATACAAACTGGAGGAAGACGATAATGGAACAATTAGTAATGGCTATAGCAATACCATTAGCAAAACAATACGGCATGAGTAAAGCTATAGACATGGCATACGAAAAATTAGGTATAGCCTCTCCAGAACAATCAGAAATTGATATATTTACTGGTGGTGGAATTAACCCAGCTTTTTCTGCTGGTAATTTAACAAATATGTTTAAAAGAGCGGGAGTAAGATTAGGAGCAAATACTTTGATGAGCAACATGCCTTCAGGTATATTACCTCTTGTTGGATTTACGGGTGCAGCAACTTTAGCAAATAAATATAGAAAACAACTTACCGGTTATGATACACAATCTGCATACGACGAAGCTAGAGATAGAAGAGTAGCAAATAAAAGATTAGATAACATTACAAATAGAATGCTTGATGATAAAAAATATGCAAACTATGAAGAGGCATTACTAGATAGTGATGCAGGTGCAGTAGAGATTGATGGTACCATTTACTCAGGTCCTGATTATTCTCCGACAGAACGTGATGATAGCAAAGACAGTGGTCCAACAACAAGTTCTAGTGTAGGATATAATAAAGAGGACTCAAACAGAGAAAGCTATAGAGGTAGGTATTCTGAAGGAGGCATTGCAAGTTTATGGCAAAGATAGTTCAAACATTAACAAGAGCAAGTGATGAGTACGAAGTAGATATAGCACAATCGTTAGTCAGAGATTTAGATGCTGTTATTGAAAAACTTAATACATCGTTTCAACAAGAATTAAAACAAGAGATAGAAGCTAGAAGTTTCTTTTTAGATTAATGGCAGTAGTAAACCAATATAAATTTGTAGGTCTAGACAACAATACAAGTGGTGGAGCACTTACACCTTTGGGGTCTGGTAATCCTTTGGTTAGTG